CCCGGCCTCACCGATCCCGACGACGTCCCCGAGCCGCCCGCCGAACCAGTCACCAAGCCCGGCGACGTCTGGCTCATGGGACGCCATCGGCTGCTCTGCGGGGATGCCACCTCACAGCTCGACGTGTCCCTCGCCCTCGCAGGCGTCGCCCCGCACCTCATGGTTACCGACCCACCATACGGGGTGAGCTACTCGCCGCAGTGGCGCGACCGAACTGGATTAACCAGAGCACCACAGACAGCTATCGGGCTGGTGCAGAATGACGACCGCGCCGACTGGGCCGAGGTCTGGGCATTATTCCCTGGCAACGTGGCTTACATCTGGCATGGCTTGGGCGCCGTGCCGCCAGACGGATTCGACGTCCGGGCCGAGATCATCTGGGTAAAGCAGGGGTTCGTGTTCGGCCGAGGCCATTACCATTGGCAGCATGAGTCCTGCTGGTATGCCGTAAAGCATGGCGCGACTGCGAGTTGGTTTGGTGACAGAAAGCAAACCACGGTTTGGCAGATCGACAACGCCAACCTGATGAAGGGCGGAAAGCTAGACGATCAGCACACCGGCCACAGCACCCAGAAGCCCGTCGAGTGCATGCGGCGACCGATCGAGAACAACTCCAGCCCCGGCCAGGCCGTATACGACCCGTTCGTCGGCTCAGGCACCACCATCATCGCCGCCGAAATGACCGGACGCGCATGCCACGCCATCGAGATCAGCCCGACATACTGCGACGTCGCCGTCATCCGCTGGCAGAACTTCACCGGCAAGCAAGCAACGCGGCCAGACGGAACACCGTTCGCAGCAGCAGTCCCGGAGCCGACTTATGCGGACAGCTAGAAAACCTGAGCAGCAACTTGATCTGCCGCCCAAGAGAAACGGCCCGCTGCCAGGTGAAGGTGGCGCTCCCGTTAAAGAAATCGACGTCAAAAACGCCGAGAGACTCGCGCTGATCCAATGCACTGACGTGGAAATGGCGCTTTGCCTTGGCGTGTCCGTCGATACACTTGCACGCCGCAAGCAACAGGACCCAGAGTTCGCGGAAACCATCGAGCGCGGCCGAGCCAATGGCAAGATGTCACTGCGTCGTGTCCAATGGCAAAGCGCCCAGGCCGGCAACGCCACCATGCAAATCTGGCTCGGCAAGCAGATCCTCGGCCAGCGCGACAAGCATGAGTTCAGCGGCGATCCCGACAACCCGTTGACAGTGCGTTACGTCGTCGAAGTGCCGCCGGACCCCGAGGACGAAAACGAATGGCAGGCACGCTACGCGCCGCCAACGATCGAGCATGACCCGGTGAAAGACTGAGCATGTCACAGGCACAAACCATCGAGGTCGCCTGGGCGCCGCAAGCCGGCCCGCAAACCGCGTTCATCAAATGCCCGCATTTCGAGGTGTTCTTTGGCGGGGCGCGGGGTGGAGGAAAAACGGATGCCGTCCTCGGCGACTGGGTCACGCACGCGGCAAAGCACGGCCCGGACGCAATCGGCCTGATGGTGCGCCGAACACGCACCGAATTGCTGGAGACGTTTGAACGCGCGCGAACCATTTACACCAAGCTGGGCGCCACCGCCACGATCAACCCGATGCGCTTCAACATGCCGAACGGCGCGCGCATTACATACGCGTATCTGGAACGAGATTCCGATGCTGAGACGTATCAAGGGGCGTCGTTCACCCGCGTGTATGTCGAGGAGGCTGGCAACTTCCCATCGCCCTCGCCGATATTGAAACTCATGGCAACGCTGCGATCGGGTGCAGGCATTCCCGTGGGCTTACGCCTCACCGGCAACCCAGGTGGCCCCGGCCATCAGTGGGTGCGCGCACGATACATCGATCCGGCGCCGCTCGGCTGGCGCAAGATCGTGGACAAGGCCACTGGCCTCAATCGCATCTATATTCCGTCACGGGTCAGCGACAATCATTACCTCGGGCCGGACTACGTGCAGCGGCTCAAGGCCAGCGGCTCGCCAGAGCTGGTGCGCGCATGGCTGGAGGGCGACTGGTCGGTCGTGTCCGGCGCGTTCTTTCCCGAGTTCAGCCTGGACCGGCATGTGATTGCGTCCCGCCCTATCCCGGAGCACTGGGCGCGGTTCAGGTCGTTCGACTGGGGCAGCGCACGCCCCTTCTGCTGCCACTGGTGGGCGGTCAGCGACGGCTCCGATCCCGACATCGCCCGCGGCGCGCTGGTGCTCTACCGCGAGTGGTACGGCATGCGGCCAGGCGAGCCGAACGTCGGGCTGAAGCTGACGGCCGAGGCAGTGGCCCAGGGCATCGCCGCACGCGAAACGGACGACCCGCAGCCCATGCTGGGCGTGGCCGATCCGGCCATATTCGCCGAGGACGGTGGCCCCTCGATCGCGCAGCGGATGATGGGCCAGGGCGTCATGTTCCGGCCGGCGGACAACAAGCGCGTGCCATCCCGCGGTGCGATGGGCGGCTGGGATCAGCTCCGGTCGCGGCTGGTGGGCGATGACGACGGGCGGCCGATGGCGCTGTTCTTCAGCACCGCGCGGGATCTCATCCGGACGTTGCCCGCGATGCAGCACGACGATGCGCGGCCCGAGGATATCGACACCGACGCCGAGGATCATTGTTGCGACTGTGCGCGCTACGGGATGATGTCGCGTCCCTGGATCAAGGACGCGGCCAAGCCCGTCGTGCGCGATAGCTGGGACATCGCGTTCGAGCGCGCCGGCGCCGAGCCGGTCGATGGATGGAGGGTGGCATGAGCAACGCAGAACGCTGGGCGAGCGTGGAGGCAGCCGCCATGGGAAGACCGCGCCTGGTACGCCGGGACGAGCGCATCGCGCGCCTGGAGGCAGCCCTGCGCGAGATCGTAGAAGCGGTGCCACCCGTGCCGGATGACTGGCCGCAATGCGATGAAGCCAACTGGCAGCGGGTGCGCGATCTAGTGGTGCCTCACGGCATCAGGCTCGACATCATGGTCGGCAACGTCACGCGCTTTAACCTTCGCAGCCTCGCCAGGATTGCCACTGCCGCGCTGGAGGCCACGCCATGACCCACGAAGAGCGCAACGCGCTACGCCGGGTGTTGCGGATGCTCGATGCCGCCGGGGGCGTCATCCATCTGCCGGAGCGCGGCGCGCTGTGGCCTTCGCCCATCGAGCCAGCGATCAAATGGTTCATCAGGAACGACCCCCCGACCCCGAAAACGCAGAAGCTGATCCGCCAGCACCGCGAGAGGCAAGAGGCGCGCGCGCACTTGGACCGGGTGCAATATGCCGACCGCAATATGATGCTTTATCGCAGCCAGAGCGTGGGGCGTGTCCTGGCCGCCGCCGCGCGGGCCTTCATGACTGACCCGCCAGCCGCCGAGGAACCAACGCCATGACATACGACGGACTGACCGGCGCCGAGTTCATGCGCCTCGTCGGCGATGACGTGGACAAATGGGCCGACGCAGGCATTGAGGCCGCCGCCCGCCACGGCATGACCATCGAGCGCGAGTGGTTCCGCGACTTCCTCGCCGACGCGATGGACGCAGCGAGGCGCTTCAGCCGCCCGGTGGTGCCGGTAACCGAGGATGACAACCCATGACCGTCCCCCGCGCGCTGTTCGCCGATCCGCCAACGGACCCGAACGCGGCCGAGGCCAGCGCACCCAAAGGCGGCCCCGCCACGGACGGATACCCGCGCGATCTGGACGACGCCCACGCCCGGCTCGTCCGCTGGTTCGAGGAGAGCGAAAACACCGGCACCGACGCGCGGGATCGCAGCAACCGGGACCGCGATTACGTCACCGGCATTCAATGGACCCAGGCGGAACTGAAGGCGCTCGCCGATCGCCACCAGCCGCCGATCACCATCAACTATTGCAGCCGCAAAGTGGACCTGATGTGCGGCATCGAGAGGAAATCGCGCACCGACCCGAAAGCATATGCGCGCAACCCCAGCGACGAGGGCAAGGCATACGCGGCCACCCAGGTGCTGCGCTACATCGCCGAGCAGAACAAGCTCGATCAGGTGCGGAGCGCCGTCTACGAGAACATGCTGGTGGAGGGCGCCGGCGGCGGCGAGATCGGCCTGGAGGACGACGGCAAGGGTGGCGCGGAGATAACCATCACCGCCGTGCCATGGGACCGGCTGTGGTGGGACCCACATTCGCGGCTGCCCGACTTCAGCGACGCACGCTACAAGGGACTGGTGATCTGGCTGGACCGCGACCAGGCATACGAGATGTGGCCGGATGCGGAGGACGTCATCACCGACAGCTTCGCCAGCCGTGACGGCACATTCAGCGACCGCCCCGACCATGTGATGTGGACCGACAGCACGCGCTCGCGGGTGCGCGTCGTCCAGTGCCACTGGGAGGAGAAAGAGATCTGGTGGAACGCGACGTTCAGCCGTAGCGGGTTCTTGGCCCCGCCAACCAAATCCCCGTTCCTCGACCACAAGGGCGAGTCGGCCTGCGGGCTGGTGATGCA